TTTAATGCTTCTCTACCTATAGCCACTGAACGACTACCAAGAGTATCAGCGCTTAAAGCGGCATAACCAATAGCAGTATTATAATCTGCGTCAGTTAAGGCATCACCAGCTAAACCGCCAATAAGTGTATTCTGTATGCCTGTGGTTACTGCTACACCTGCACGATAACCAACTCCTGTATTATAAGTAGTTGTTGCTGAAGTAAAGTTTTGCGTTGCTAAAGCATTGGTACCTATCGCAACTGTACCACTTCCTAATGTATCTGAGCTTAATGAGCCAACACCCACCGCCACATTAAAGTCTGCGTCAGTCAGCGCATCACCTGCTAGACCGCCGATGAGGGTGTTGCTTGTGCCTGTGGTTACTTCTTTTCCTGCGTTGTACCCCATTGCGACGTTGTATGTGTTTGTAGCAGAAGTAAAGTTTTGATTTTCTAATGCTGACCTACCGATAGCCACTGACCTGCTACCCAAAGTATCATCACCAAGAGCAAGATAACCAATCGCCACGTTATAATCAGCATCTGTAAGAGCATCACCTGCAAAGCCACCCATAAGAGTGTTAGATACGCCTGTGGTTACTGATAGGCCTGCATCCTTACCTACCGCAGTATTAAACGTTCCTGTAGTGCTAGAAAATAAAGCCTTGCGCCCTATGGCTACGTTGCCGGAGGCTGTGGTTAGAGTGCTTAAAGAATTATGCCCAAAAGCCGTGTTATCAGTCCCTGTAGTGATAGCGTCGCCAGAGGCGTAGCCTACCAAAACATTATTATCACCCGTAGTAATCGCAGTACCTGCTTCATCGCCTACGACAACATTATAATTACCACCGCTTGCAATGGAGTTACCTGCGTTGACACCGAAGCGGACGTTAGAGGTTCCTGCGGTTGGGGTGGATAGTGAGCCGTCTGAGGCTATGTTGAAGCGTTCTGTGCCGTTAGTTTCAAAACTATGCTGTCCTGTAGACGTTTGAGCATTGTAAACAACGGTATCATCGTTATTAGTAGTGGCTTCAGTCTCTAACAATAAACCTCGCCCTGCTTGACCACTAAATACCGCATGAACACCGTTTAATCCTCCAGTAGAAGTAAAAGCCGCAGAATTGAAAGCTGTAGATGTACCTACCGCAACAGTATTAGCACCACCATCAACAAACAGCATATTAGCATTGCTGTCAGACTCAACGCGGAAGTTAGCAGTTGTACCATCATTATTAAAGACTGATTCAGACCCTGCTGACCCTGCATCATCTACACCGTCGGACAAGCTGATTCGCGTACCTGCAATAGTGCCATTAAACGTAGCCGCACCTGCCGCACTCATATCAAGAGTAAGGGCTGTGATAATTGAGCCGCCATCATTACCCTGAAAAACTATATCTTCATCGGATATGCTTGACCTTATAACAAGGTCACTTGGAGTCGCATTGGTAAGGATTTGTCCAAACTCTGTACCGCCATTTTTAAAAATTATATTGGCACCATCAGCATCAAGAGTTATATCTCCACCCGCATCTATAGTGAAGTTTCCCGCATGAACTAAATTACCGGCAAGAGTTATTTGGTCGTTGAATATAGCCGCTCCTGCCGCTGACATATCAAGGGTGAGGGCTGTGATTGCTGAAGCACCATCAACACCTTGAAACTTAATATCCGCATCAGAAACATCACTCTTGATAACAAAACCGCTATCATTAATTAGACTACCAACATTTGACCCACCATCTTGAAACTTAATGTCTCCACCATCAGCATTAAGAATGATGTCTCCTGCAACGTCTAGTGTTAGGTTGCCAGAACCTACATCAATCTCATTACCATCTATTGTGATGTTATCTACTACTACACCTGCGTTGGCTGTAACGGTTCCTGCGAATGTACTTGCAGAGCCAACTATGCTTAGAATGTCAGTCCCTGCACCAGAGCCAGTTTTTAGGTTGATCGTTTCCCCATCACCATGCGCCCAAATGTTTAACTCGCCATCAGAATCTAATTCTATAACCCCAAGCTCAGAACCATTACTAAGTCGGATATGTTGATCAGTTGTTGCGATAGCCAAAGCCGCTGAAGAATGTGCCGCAACACCAATTCCTACTCGCGTATCAACCTTTAAAGTACTCGCCATATCCACAGCACCATCAATGTCTACAACATCAAGGTTAGCTGTTCCATCAATATCAATGTCTCCAGAAATATCTAAAGAAGAACCTGTTAAAACTCCAGTAACGCCAAGAGTACCAGCAATTGTTGCATTAACATCTACATCAAGCGTGTCAATATGAGCTGTACCATCTAGGTAAAGATCTCGCCACTCTTGTGTAGAGCTTCCAAGGTCAAATGCACTATCAGTATTAGGAATAATATTACTGTTTACATCTGCACCAAATACAACATTGTCTGAAGCTGCATCACCTAAAGTAAGTGTACCGCCGTTGAATGTAGTCGTACCTGTTACTACTAAGTTACCGCCTACATCTAAGTTACCTGAAATATCTACAGCACCGTTAATGTCAACAGTGGTAGCAGCAATCTGAACTTCAGTATCAGCAACAATATCAAGCTGTCCATCAGTACTAGAGTTTACATAGATTGCAGTATCTCTGAATTGTATTTTATTATCAGTAGCAATAGTTGTAGCGGCTGCAATGTTTACTGCACCATCAATGTCTACTACGTCTAGGTTAGTAGTACCATCTACATCTATGTCCCCAGAAATATCTAAAGATGTGGCTGTAAGTACGCCAGTAACGCCTAAAGTTCCAGCAACCGTGGCGTTGACATCGACATCCAAAGTATCAATGTGAGCTGTTCCATCCAAAAATAGATCTTTAAACTCCAGTGAGGACGTGCCCAGATCAATGTCATTATCAGTAACAGGAACAATAGCACCATCTTGGATACGAAGCTGTTCAACTGTGCCGCTTGAAACTTGTACATAGAAACCCCACCTGTTGTTTGTGTTATCTACAACAATCTTGTTTAAAAAGTCTATGTCACCAATCTGCGGAATGTTACCACCTTGACCGCTAGTACCATCGTGCTTGTGTCCAGTAGAGCTGTCGCTGCTTGCAGAGTATGCAAAAGCGTTTACTACTTGGTTAAATTCATTGTTAAATAAAGACGCTGTAATTGTATCGCCATCAGCAAATGAACTTTGTCTTGTATAATTCTGAGCCATTAATTTATCTCCTGCCTGAAGGCATATAATCTATGTAAATACCGTTTACAGCGTATGATGGTTTTTGATCGTCACTAAAAATTCTAAAGCTACATGTGTTACCAGAACCTTCTAATGTAAGACGCTCCATAGGGTCGCTGGTTGCTCCAAAGGTAACAGCATTAAATTTTGCTGATCCGAAAATAGCAGGTAATGCAATCGTAGCTATAGAAAAAGGTTCTGGCTGAGGTATGTTGGGATCTTCATAATCGTACCGTACCCTAAAGCTGGGAAGAACTTCTCCTTCAGGACTAAAAGAAACTCTAGCATATTTTAAAGTCTTTCTAGTTCCGACATCTCCAAAGTCAAAGTCAGGGGTTTGGTAAACTGATGAAATATTAACAGCTTCTCCCCCATTATAAAAAGAAATACCTGTTGCGTGGTTATAAATATAACCATCTTTGTCGCCATGATATACTTGCTCTACGCCATTTGAATCTAAGTCAGAAATAATACCCAATGCTTGAATGCCTAGTGTTTCTGACCACGCAAAACCATTAGCTGTTAATGTTCCAATAATACCTTTAGAAACTAAAGGGCTTTCAGTATTAGTACTATAAAATAATCTATACTGAGATTTACTTCTTAAAACTGCGCTAGTAATAATAAAATTAGAGTTAGCTGCTACATCTTTTAAAATTTCTTGTATCTGCCTACTAACAGAGCTTAACTCTACGTCACCAATTCTTGCTGTACCTGCTACGGTACGGACGCCATCAGGCGCAAGAAATAAAATATCACCACCGATTTCTTGTATGCTTCCGTGAGATAAACAACCTACGTTAGTTGTAATAGGGGTAACTGATATACTAGCAGCATTATTAATATTAGAAAGCTTGTGGATACTGTTTTTACAGAAAATAATTAAATCACCACGAAAGCTTGCTAGTCCTACAACAGCGTCAGAAATTACTACGCTACCTGATCCTGTACTACTAAAACTATCTATATGATTTGTACCACTATAGTACACAGTATTTTTAGATGACGCATCACCAGCAACTACAAGATGTTTATCATGTATAACTGCTATTGCAGGGCCTACAGTGCTACTTACAGTAATCTCTTTAGCAAAAAAAGTTCTAGAGCTTAGACCCGCTGTTCCTGTCATTTGAAATAAAAACGGCTCATTGACTCCATCACAGATTACAATTTGCCCGTAATCCGAAGTACCCTCATAGATTGCAAAAGTACAGCGCCCCTGATTTGTTCTGTCGGCATTTGCACGGCTGTTAAAAGTTCCGTAGTCATCACCGCTACTATGAACAGAAGCTTTGTTGATTTGCATCCATGTTTCTTCGCCATCAATACTAAAAAATATACCAGTGCCTGAACAAACAATAACGCCGTCGGCATACACAGCCATTCCTAATACTGCTTCACTTCCGTTTGGTTTTGTGTCACCAAATGGTGTAAAGCCATCAATGCGCCTATAGCCACCATCAGGATCTACTTCAAAGTTACGGAGTCTTGTAGCAAAGCCGGGCTGCTGAAGCATTTCAAGCTGGTTTAGGTTGACGTTTAAACCGCCTTTACAAGAATATCCCCAAGGCTGAGACATTAAACAAATCTCATTCTGTCATCTTTGAAATAGCCGGGAGCTGGTTC